TAGGTGAGGAGGATGTATCGACTCTGTACGACATAGTTGCTTGGCATAGGTCCTTTGGAAAACTAAGATTCTTTCCAAAGGACACAGGACACAGGACACAGCAGCACTATAAATATTGGTGTCCCCCCCTGCTTTGATGTCCACATCATGCAACCCCCTTGCCCAATTTGTGTCCCGTTCACATCCGCGCTAAACCTATTTTGTTTTCAAAATGGTCTACCGTACCCGCCGCCCGGTCTACCGTCGAACACGCCGCACTTTCCGACGCTCCACCGTCAAGCGGCGTGCCTATCCGACCACGAAAAGGAGAACGTTCCGCCGTCGTCGATTTGTCAAGCGTGTGCTAAATGTCAGCACTCGCAAAAAAGTGGATAAAATGATGCCCATTGCGGGGTCTATTTTGACTCCAGGCAGCATCGGCTCCACTCGTATCACGGCCGTACCGGACATGACCGGTCAGGACTTCGACACCCAGTTTTACATTTGGTGCCCCACTGCTCGTGCAAACCTTGCATCTGCGGGCAACCCTGGTTCAGTCTTTGACTCAGCCACCCGTACCGCAAGCAATTGCTATATTCGGGGTCTCAAGGAGAAGATCAACATAGAGACGCGTGGTGCCGCGTCATGGTATTGGAGGCGCATTGTTTTTTTTATGAAAGGGACAGACTTTTTGCGCGACGAGACCGATATCGTCCGCATCCCTTATCAGTTCAACACGGATCACGGCACCATGCGATTGGTCGGGTCAACAGGCAGCGACCCCACATTTCAAAACGGCATATTGGGCCTCATTTTTTTGGGTTTCGAGGGCAATGATTGGATCGACCCCATCACCGCTAAGACGGATAAAACGCGCGTGCGCATTGCGTATGATAAAACGCGTATGATCAAATCCGGCAATGATTTCGGCACGACAAAGTCATTCAACATGTGGCACGGAGTTAACAAAACCCTGGAATACCAGGATGACCAGGCCGGCGGCAGGGAACAGGCCGGACTCCTCTCTAGCTTTTCAGAGCGTAGTTGTGGAGATATGTATGTTTTTGACATGTTTCGGAACAATAGGCAAGCAAGTGACCAGGATTGGTTAGATTTTACTCCAGAAGCTCAGCTGTTCTGGCATGAAAGATAGTACTATCTAGATTAACGAACGTGCAATTTGCTTCCATCCATTCCACATCTTCGTGATCCATTTCCGCTCGCGGATCTTTGTTACTAAGCCAAATACAGGGTCTACCCCAGTCGATCAATACGGGGTCTTTGTACATCACTTTCACTTGAAACTGTGATTGACCCCCTAGCCAATTCTTGAACCCTGGGAAGAATTTAATTCCTCCCTGAATATCATCGAAAATTGCGTATCGGCATCCTCCATCTCGTCCGATTCGTAGAGCCTCTCGTCCGGAATATAGCCCATGGAAGTAGCCATGGTTTGGGTCGAGGCTTCTGGCCCACACAGTCTTTCCCAGGCGAGACTTCCCCCATAATACGAGGCTTCCAGGTCGGCCTACAATTTGTGAGTTAGCACCATTCCTTATAGCGGGACCGTGGGCAATGTGCGCAGCACGCCCCGGGCAGCGGCCAGTCGCGATAGCGAGAGAACACACCACCAACAGGCAGAAGATCTGATGGCCCCGCCAGGCCTCCGGAGGTGCACTTACCTCCCGAATTGACGCCCAGTTCGCGTTCCACCCATCCCTGCAGTTCAGGATAGCTTGATGTGTCAAAAGTACCCTCTGGTGTGACGTATTCCCGAGGTTTATCCATGAATCTCCAATCTGCAAATCTGGATATCGCTGGAAAATTAAGAATGAGGTTCTTTCCAGCACCGCTCTCAAGTAGTGCAAAAAAGTCATCTCGGTTTGTTGCCTCCAGTGCCCGACTCCAGATATCTGCATCCGCAGCTGACGAATCCTGATCGTGTTCAGGTCTGGCGAGTCCGCCAGCACAAACCTCGCCATCTTTGATCGCATAATCATAGCCCCTTGCTGGATTTCCACGTGACGGGCTAATGTTTGGGTGGAAACCTCCCACATCGAAGACATCAACTCTTCTACTGCGGTACTTCCGTCCGAAGTCGACAAAAGCATGGAGGTGGCTTCCGCCATCTTGATGAAGTTCTCGCCCGATGATACATTCTGCTCCAAGCGATCCAAGATGGTTGCACACTCTGAACGGGTCCAGTTCTCCGCACTGGGAGTAGGTGAGGAGGATGTATCGACTCTGTACGACATAGTTGCTTGGCATAGGTCCTTTGGAAAACTAAGATTCTTTCCAAAGGACACAGGACACAGGACACAGCAGCACTATAAATATTGGTG